GGTCGTGACCGTCACATCGTACTCGCCCGCCGACAGGTCGTTGAGGACGATTTCCATGCCGTCTTCGCCCAAGTCCGGCTTGTTGATGGCGACCATCTTTGCCGAGCCGTCCTCGCCCAGCGTGCGGACGACGCGCGTGCTGTCGTAAATCTTCGGGATCAGGTCCACGAGGATCTTGCCGCAGTACTGGATCGCGATGCCGAGATTGAAAATGTAGTGATAGGTCCCGGTGTCGCCTTCCTGCTGGCGGGCCATGATCGCCCGGCCGCTGGTCTCGTTGCTCGGGGCGCCCAACCCGGCCTTGTAGATGCCCGTCACGCCCTCAAGGTCGTTGATGGCAAGCTGGCTTTGTACATCAAGGCCCTGCGACGCCAGAGGCGGCTCGGAGCGCTTGGGCGGGCCGTTGGCCTGCGGGTCGCCCTTGTACATGAGCGCGGCAAGGTTCTGCGTGCCCGCGTTCATCCACTGGTCTTCGTAGCCCGCCGCCTGATTGGCCGTGAGGATGAACGGCGCCTTGGGCTGCATCGCAACGGCTTCCACCGCCGCGGTGCGCGTGTAGTTGTAGACCCGCTGTGGGTCGCGCATGTCGTGGATCATGCCCTTTCGGACAGCCCGGCCATCGGACCAGATTTCCTCGCCCACCACGACGCAGATGGGGATGTACTTGCCCGCCCAGTCGGTCGGCCCCTGAAGGATGCCGGCACCCGACATGAGGCAGGTCTTCACCTGCTGGACCACCACCTCACGCGACTGGACCACAGGCGATTGCGGCGGGGTTTCGTCGTCGGAGTAGCTGACGCTGCCGTCCTCGTGCAACTGCAGCATCTTCTTGACCGGCTCGCGGTACCAGTACTCCGCAATCTTGATCGTGTTGACCGTGCGCCACGTCAGCCCTTGGTCGGCAACGTTGGTCGGCAGGCTCTCCGCCGGCACGTTGGGGTACCGCTTTTTGTACTCCTCCAGCGCCAGGTCCTCGAACACGAAGCCATAGCGCATGTCCGACTTGTCCGGCTCCTGCGCAAGCGGGTCGATGAGGATTTGGAACGGGTCGTTGATCCGCTTGATGCGGATGTCTTGGTCGAAACTGTCGTCGCTGCTGTATTGGGTGACGACGCGCCATCCGCCGATGCCCGCCTGTGCCGCGTTTTCCGCCGCCTTGGTGTAGGCCGCGCGGGCAATGCTCTGCTGCTCGATGTTGCGGATCAGGCCGTTGAAGATTTCCGCCGCCTCGATCGTCGCGCCGTCCTTGGAGGGCAGAACCTTGATGCCGGGCGGGTTCTGCATCACCTCCCCGGTAAGCTGCCGCACGAAGCCGGGGCCGCGGTTCATGGTCAGGGCCGGGCGGTTGGCCCTCCGGCGCTGGGCAAGCGCCTCGCTGTCCCATTGGGCTTCCCCGCCAACATAGAACCGCTGGCAGTCGCGTCCGCTGGAAACGTTCTCGAACTCCTGCTTCCAAGCCTCGTCGGCATGGGCGAGCGCGAGTTGCAGCAGGGCGCTCTTGTCCGTGGGAATGTTGCCGTCAGGCGCCAGCGGGCCGCGTGTCGGGGTCGTGTCAGCCATTTCCGTTCACCCTGTCGCGCACGACCGAATCGGCGGCGTCGATCACACGAAGGCGCAGACGCGCCCGCAAAGCCTCGATCTCGTCGGCCAGAGCCGTGAGGAACTGATGCGTTTCCTTGTGCCCCTGCTCCTTGCAGACGGCGGCCTGTTGGCGGCACATGACGAGGATGTCGCGGTTGCTCATGCGGCCATCCATCCGCCCATCTGGCGGGGCTTCTTTGCGGCTTCGGCTTTGACCGCGGGCTCTTCGTAGACGACGCAGCCAAGCCCGAAGGAATCGGCGCCGTGCGACGACCAGTCGTGATTGGGACCGAGGCCAATCTGGCGCTTCTCGTCTTTCTTCTCGTGATACCAGCCGAGGGCATCCAAACCGGGCTGCGTGGTCGGCGCGTTGAACCAGCTGAACGAGAAGAGCCGCCGGGCCGCCTCGATGCGGGCAGCCGCCGCGCCCTTTCCCTGGTTGGGAACGACCGTCACTTCGTAGCCCGCCGCCCTGAGCGCAGAGGCGTAGGACACGTCATAGACCTTGTCGTTCGTGTCGCCGTCGTGAGGCAGCCAGAATTGCGCGCGCTGGGGCGTGTAGGCCTGCGAGCGGCACCATTCGAGATGGGCGGCCAATGGCTGGCCCACGGCCTCGTAGTAGTTCAGCCAGCGGATCTCCCGGCCCACGAACTGAGCCGCCCAGATGGTGAAGGCGTCTGCCCGCGCGCCTGTGCCGCCAATGTCGCAGAACAGGCGGATGGTCATCAGGGGATCTGCGGCCACGTTGCCGATGCGTCCCTGAGCCCGCGCCTCGGTCAGGTTCTTGGCGTAGTAAGCGCCCTCGATGACCGAGACGTAATCGCCTTCCCAGATGTGGCTGTACTGGTCAGGGCGCTCCTGCAGGTCGCGCTGGCGCTCGCGCTCCAGCTTGGCGGGGAACTTGGGATTGTCCCGCCAGTTCATCTCCACGACGCGGATCAGGTTGTCGTTGGCGTGACGAAACCGGCTCTCGACGGCGGCCGTCTTGCGCTTGGGGTTCCACGTCACCCACAGTTCGGCATTCCAGTCCTCGCCCTCTTCGCGGAGGGTCGGGATCAGGATCGACCACGCCTCAGCCGTGACAGGCTCGGCCTCGTCCACCCAGCACAGGAGAATGCGGCCCTTCGACTTCACGCTCTCGATGGAGCGATCCAGGCCCACGAAGGCGTAGGAAATGCGCCCGTCCCGGCTCTTGATGTACTTCTCGCCCACGTCGTAATAGGCGGCCAGCGGCGGCTCTTCCTCGATTGCGCGCTTGACCTCTTCCAATGAGGAATCGTCCAGCGAGTTCATGTACTGGCGACCGCAGACGATGACGCCAGACGTACCCGACAGGCCGAACATCATGCCACGGACGGCGGTCATCTTGGCAAAGGTCCGGGTCTTGGCAGAGCCTCGGCCGCCATAGGCCCCGCGCACGTCGGCCGGCCCGATGAACAGGGGCTTGAGTTTGGGCGGAATGGCGATCTGAATGGCGGTCACAGGTCGACCAACTCAATGCGGGTAAACTGGATCGGGCCGCCGTCCTTGCCCGTATGCTCGACCTTGTCGCCGTAAATCTTCGGCAGAGCCTTGGAGAGCAACCACTTGCGGGTGTCGACGCGGAGGCGGTCTCGGGCCGGGTCGCCGTCGTTGTCCGCAATCTCCGTCAACTGGTCGGCCATCAGAGCGTAGCCAGCCTCTCTGGCTCGCGCGTATTGTTCCGAAAACCCCTCGTTTTTGGGAATCCAGCGAAGGACCGCCTGCGGCGAAGGCATGTCATCGTCACGGCAAATCGCCCTCAGGGTCTCCCCTGCGGCGAGGCGTTCGCAAATGCGATCCGCCAGTGGTTGCGTGAACTTTGACGGTCGGCCTTTTACGGCCATGGGCTGATGCTCGGTTGTGGAGCGGTCAGCCTCCCTTGCTAGGGATGGTGTGTTTGGGAATGCAAGCGGAAAGTTGCAGTTAGTGCGGGCCGCTCCCGATTTCAGCCCAAGTTTCTTGGGTCATCTTTGGCAACGCTGCGAGTTTAGCCTCATGCCGAAGCTGCTTACGCATTCCCCAAATGATTGCCGCCAACTGCTTCCTTTTGTGCCGATTACGGCGCTTCTTCCAACTTGTATAGACCATGGCGGAAACGCCCCGGCGCTGACCAAGTATCACCGTTTCGACGGTCACAACGCGGGTATCTGCGTAAGGGTATCCCCACCGGATAATCATGCCGCCATCCTACGCCGCAGGTTGATCCGCGCCAATACGGCAATCATAGCGGGGGAAACACCGGGGCTGATGTGCATGGCATTCCGCTTGCGGGTTACGGCGGATTTGTCGCGCCCGAGATGCCGCCCGATTTCAGCGTCAGAATAGCCCGCTGAGGCCATGCGGCGCAGGGTGGCGGTGTCGTCTGCATTCCAGGGTCTTCCGTTCACACGCGCCTCCCATATGACCAATTCGGATCGACAAGAATCTCGGGCTGGGGCACGTCGACGACCTGCCGGCTATCGTCCAGCACCACGACCCAAATGCGGTGCCCATCGATGCCGCAGCGTTCCCATGCGTAACACCAGCCGCGCCGGGTTTTTGACGTGACGCCACGGGGAAGTTCTTTCGACGTAACTTCCACCGGAATGGGCGGATCAAGCTGGAGCATCGATGCGCCCTCCTACCCTGTGGACGCGCCCGCGGTGGATCTCGCCCCGGTAGTAGAAAAACTCCCAGCGCCATTCGCCGGGATACTCCCTCATGGGAGCCCATCTGGCGGGCTGCCAGTCTTCATCGGACAGGCGTTTGACCCAGTACCAGCCGGAGGGCCTCATTCCCCCTCCTTTGCCGGGAGGAGGGAGGTGGCTCGTTCGCTGCGCTCACTCCGCATGGCACCGGGTTTCGGGTGTGAGACGGCGCCATCTGTGGGGGAGAGCTTGCGGCTACGCATGCCCCGGCCCCGTCTCTGTTTCGGTGCCGTCGTCATGTACGGCGATGCGGCGGCACCAGACGCAGCCAGCGATCTGCGCAGCGTATGCGTCATCGCCCTCAAGCTGGCATGCCGGTGGACCAGCGCAGACAATCACCATTGTTGGGCCGTCGTCGCTCATTGCATCGTCTCCGGTCGCCATTGTGTGATGAGATGGGAAGGCGCGCGGGTCATGCGGACAGTGGCATCAGGAACTTGATGCGATAGCGCCGGCCCTTGGCGCGCTGCTCCTGATCGCAGAACCGCCGGAAGGCAGCCTCGTGCAGTTCGCCGGGCAGCATATCGATCGACGTACCGATCATGCCGCCCTTCCAAGAGCCCTTCTCGGT